GCGGCGCGTTTGCTCATGGCGCGGCCCCTTATTTGAAAGCCTGGATTTTTGCGCCGCTGATCAGCACATAGCGAGGCTTGCCCTTTGACTGACCTTCAATCATCAGCGACTGACCGTCAGGGTTAGCTTTGAAAAACTCAAACCCAGCCTTGCGCCAGCTTTCGCGGGTTTTGGCAGTAACGCGGGTTTGGCGCAAATAAGTAGTAATTTGAATCATATGGCCGCTATCAATCGCGGCGTTGATTTTGTCTGCCAAGGTCGGGGCTTGTGTCATCTGTCTATTCTCTCGCAGCCGGGCTTGATTGCCCTTGCTGATAACTGGAACATAGGACCATTGGCCCGACACGTCAAGCGAAAAAATGCACGGCGCGCGAATTATTTTTCGGCAAAATAAAAAAGCGAACATAAATCAGGCGGAATGTTCGATTTATGTCCGATTAAGTGTCCGATTTATTTTTCAACATCATCCGGGCCGATGATCACGCGCTCAATACGGGTTATCATCGCGCCACCATCGGCGCCAGTCATTTCCAGCCCGGATTTCTCGTGCAACCCGATACGGTTCAGCACGGCCAGGGCCGCTTGCAAGGCGCGCGGGTCTTCCGTGTTGCTGGCAATGTCAATCACGGTCTTGATTGCCAGAGGCGCGGCTTGCTGCAATGCCTCGCGGGATTGCGCCACCTTGCCCTCGCCGTTCTTTACGCCAGGCGTCCGGCCAGGTCCGCCAATCTGGCCGGGACCATTCGCCGGGCCGCCCCAGCCGGCACCATTCGCGCCCGCGCGCGCCCGCGTAATTTTTGCAGGCTCTTGCGCCCCTTCGGGCTCGTTACCGCTTAGGCTCACGGCCAAGCTCCACCAAATACGCAATCGCCCCACAACCCCAGATTGTTGCGCTCATTTCCCACGGCGCGCCAAGCCAGAAGGTTACGCTGCTGATTAACCAGAGCGCGATGGCCGGCAGGAAGCGTTTTTCCATCAGTGTCACGGTTTGGCCTCCAATTTCTTGCGGGCACCCGCCGCGATGGTTTGCATCAGTTGCGCGCGGCTTGTCAAGTAATCCTTGTCAGCCGGCGCAAAGGCCCTAGGAACGGCTTCTAGGGCAATTTCAGCCTTGGTGATGGCCCATTGCTCCAAGTCCTCCCAAACGTGCCCAGCGGCCACCTTGGCGGGTTCTAGCGCCATTTGCGGGGGCTCCGGCTGGCGCGCGGGATCAGCCGCGATGCGATTGCGCTGGTCAGGCCGGCAGGCGGGCGCGGCCATGCGTCCGGGCCACCGGGGCAGCCCGCCGCTTCCCAGGCGAGGTATTCCTCATTCCATGCCTTGTCCGCCACCGCGATACTGGCCTTGGTCGGGAACGCGCTGGCAGGGTCGGCCTGATTTTCGTCGTTGCGCTTTTCTAACGCTTGGGCTTCGGGACACGGGACGCGGGACACTCGGGACACTGTCCCGGCGGGACATTGGACCCCCCCCTTTAGGGGGGGGGTTCCAGTTTGTCCCGGCAGACGGGCCTCAGCGAAACCAAAAATGTCCCGATTTGTCCCGATTTGTCCCGGCAATGTCCCGGCCATTTGGGGGTCAAAAAGTGATGGTTGATTGCGTTCTACTACCATTTTAGACTGCCCAAACAAGGTCATGATGCACCCCTATTTTGCCCTTTTGGGATAACCCTTCGGCTGCCCGGTTAAACGCTTTTTTCTTTGCCTCGTGACTATCGGCGGTTGATCGTGCAAAAAACGCTTCGCGCCATGCGTGCTTGGTTGCAGCGGTTTGCACCCCGGCTTGCGCGGCTTGATAGGGGGGCTGGACGGGCTGCGCGGCCATCACGTCATGAAGGATGCGTAGCGCCATCGCCTCGCCATTGGTGAGGCTCGCGCGGGCTTCCTGCGCCATTGTCTCGGCTGGGGTCACGATGCAGCTTGTGACGGGCTTGCCGCGATGGTTTTTGCCAAGTTCCACCCGCTCCAAGCTGAAGGTCCAAACCCCGTCAATCTCTAGCTCGCGCTGCTTGGTGACGCGGGCGGTGGATGGGCTGTTGCTGTCCAGGCGGGAAATCTCAATCTCGGTGTCTGTGGCTGCGCGTAGCAGGGAATGGCCCCGCGCGCCCTGGGCTTGGTCTTTGCCTGAATGGTGTATCCAGGCCACATGCGCGCCGGTTGCCTGCCGAATCCGGTCGCTGTTCATCACCAGCGCGCCCATGTCTTCTGGGCTATTTTCGTTGCCGCCGGCCATCGCGCGGCTTAGGGTATCCATCACCACCAAGGCGACGGGCTGCCCCATCTTGGCGGCGGCGGTTTCGATGGCTTCGATCAGCCTAGACGTGTCCGCTTCCGGGTCTTGCAGGTTCAGGGCGACCGGAATGATGGCAAAGGGAATCGGCACGCCTTCTAGGCCGTAATGCCGCGCCCATGCGGTGACGCGGTTGCGGATGCCGTGGGCGCCTTCCATCGCGCAATAGATCACGCCGCCTTGCGTCACCTCGCGCCCGTTCCAGGGCTTGCCATAGGCGACGTGCAGCGCCAGGTCGCAGGCGAAGAACGTCTTGCCGCAGTTTGACGGGCCATAGAAGACGCTCATGGCGGCGCGGATCAGGACGCCTTCAAGGAAATCCTCGCCGGATAGGGCGGGTTCCACATCCTCGAAATACACAAGAGGCAGGCCGGTGCCGGGCGCATCGGGTGCAACCCGCTCCACATCTGGCGCTGGCGGCTCCGGGTCAGGCTCTGCGCTCCAATGGTCCGGCGCATGGTCAAGCGGCGGCGGTTCTGGTTGGGTGGGGGCGTATTCCTCAACAATGGTCCGCCGGATCATCGGCGCGGGCGCTTGGCGGGGTTTGGCCATACCAGCGCGGAACGCGGCGCCAAGGGTCTTCTGCGCTGCCGGGTAATCCTCGCAGCGTGAGGCTATGCCGGCCAACGAGGACGCCAGCGCGTGAAGGGCTGGGCCTTCCGCCAATTCACCGGCTGCGACTAGACCGCCAATCGAGAACGCCGCCCGGTTTAGGGTGTCATGCTTGGCGCCGTCCGGGGCGCTCAAGATGGCCTGGCACTCGTTGTCTAAGGCCTGCAGGCCGTAGCGCGTGCCGTCGCCAGATTGGGAGGGGCGCGACTTGGGCAAGTCGGCCCCATACTTGGGCAAGTCAGCAACGCGCGGCGCGGCAGGAGGATCAATCAAGTCCAGCAACCACGCGGGCGCCTCGGCAATAGTGGCGGGGTCCACCACGTCATAGCCATCGCTCGGCGGCGCGATGATATAGCCACCTGTGCCCCGCACATCTACGCCCGGCCCGACCTTGCTGGCGCTGTTGCGGATGGTGCGACCTGCCGGCATGGTGAATAGCAGGTGAATGCCGCCGCTCCGGGTCCGGTGCCGGCGTGTCTGGGGCAAGCGGGCTTCATGCGCTGCCAGCCATTCCAGGCCTTGCGCGCCATTCTTGCAATCCAGGTCCAACACGAAAAACCCGGACGCCTCGCCCGTGGGAATGCCAATCATCGCGGCATTGCGGAAGCTGCGCCGGATTGTCTCCGGGTCTTTCGTCGCGTCTCGGAACCCGTGTTGCGTCATGGGGCGCTTTTGGTCATCGCATGGGAAGACGGGCAGGCCCATTTCCTCGGCAAGCCATTGGGCGGACGCGGCGAGGGTCATGCTAACGCCTCCACAGATCGAGCCATTGAAATCAATAAATCGCGAAACTCTAGCGGCGTAGCCGCTCGCGCCTTACGCGACAACAAGACGCAAATGCCGTCTTTCGCGGCGCGGGCGCGCCAACGCTCGGACCGATATGCCGGTATTTCGGGGGCTGACCTCCCCCAGCGCAGTCGGGGCGTATTTGTGTGGCAAACATAAAGCCAAGTTGGTTTGCGCGCGGCATGGCCGTAGGCGCCTTGGTCCACTTGACAAGTCCATCCACCGATCCAATCCGCCGTTACCCACCCGCCAGAAGCTACGGGCCGAGCAAGCCCGTTTGCAGCCCAAGCAAGTGAACCAGCCGGGTGTTCCAGCACGCCGCCCCACTTGCGAACGCTGGCAAGTGCCGCCGCAAAGCAGCCCGCATCATCGCCGAGCGTCTTAGGCTCCCCCCGCCAAGCTGGCCCGCCGTTATAATAGCGCCCCCAGCGCTCGCACGGCGGATGCGCGACAACGGGCCATGGGCCAGAGTATTGCCGCGCATCGCGCGCAGCGTCCCAAGGATCAACACCGGGCAGCCCATAATACGCGCCGCCTGGTTCCACATAAAGCGCCGCAATCACCGCTGCTTCGCCTTCCAGGTCTCAAACACCGCCGCCCGTTCCGCGTCTTCCACCGGATCAGGATCGCGCTCTTGCAGCGTTTCAAACACGCGCTTGACCCATTGCGTCACTTCGCTATGCGGCTCCGGGCCAAAGTCCAGCACGGTCATAGGCGGGGGGTAGGTCATGGCTATTCCTCCCACCTTACAAAGCGCGTAACAACGCCTTCATGTTGGCTGCGACATTGTATTGCCGCCGCCTCAGTCTTATGAACCGCGTAAATATTCACCCACCCCTCGCGCTTCACCGGCGCGTTGCGGATGAACGGCTCTTGGCGCTTGCTGTAAATGGCGCGGTCATCGCAGCGGTAGCCTTCAGGGTCCACAAGGAACACATCGTCTGACTTTCCGTACACATAAACGATGTGCTGAAGTTTCTCTATATTCGTTTCCACCAAACGCGCCGCGCGCCCGTCCACCGTCTCAATCGGCTTGTTCCAGTCAATCATTTCACGTCCCATCCCCATGCTTGCAGCCATATCACCGCCTGATCTTGCGAATGCACAACTTCCCATGTGTGCCCCATGCGCCTCAACATTTCGCCAATCTCAGCTTGCGCCGGTGACAGCTTGCCGCCCGGCGCCTTCACCTCCAGGAACGCAACCAGCCCCTCCGGCCCGACAACGGTCAGGTCAGGCCAGCCCGTGATCATGCCGTCCGCCTTGATGCGCCTGCCACCGATAACGCTGCGCTTGGCCGCGTTTGGCGAGTGGTGGCAGACAATGCCGGACATGCGAAGCCGCGCGATGATGGCGCGCTGGATTGCGGCCTCGGGCTGCGCCTTGCGCTTTGGTGCAACGGTCATGACCCGAACACCCAACGCGCTGCGGCTGAACCGATAAACGACGCGAAGGCGAACATGGCAAGCGCAATGGCTGCCTCGCGATACGGGCGCACCTTGTCGCGCGCGTCGTCAAGCCATTCTCGGAATGTGCGGCGGTAGGTCATTGGCTGTTCTCCTCTCTGGCCTTCATCATGGCGTCGGCTTGGCGCCACGCTTCTGCCGCCATTTCATCGCGGTTGTATGCGTGTGCATCACCAGCCGCCAGCAATCCTTCAAGCGCATGCCCGGCAAACCTATCCCGCAATTCGGCGCGGGCTTGTTTGGCGGCTTGCTCGGCTTCAACGACCTGCGGTTGCATGTCGCGCAACACAGAATCGCACATTTTCCGCATCAAGGTCTCAAAAGGCTCTTGTTCTTCACTCATCTCTGTCTCTCCATTGCTTTGCACTCAACATCCCGAAACACCGCCTCAGGATGCGCGCGGGATCGCGCGTAATCGTATGCCATTCGGCAAGCGCGGGCCTCGCCAATGCCTGCCGTGCGCTGGTAATGTATGCCCGGCTCGCATTCACCGGCAAGGCATAGCGTGAAGGTCAGGGCGACTATCATGGCGCCACCGCATCCCGGAACATGTCGCCCTGCCGCTGCGCTTCTTCTATGCGGCGGCAGGCTATGTCGAAGTAGCGCGGCTCGATCTCGATGCCCACGAAAGGGTGGCGCATCTGGACCGCTGCGACGCCCGTGGAACCGCTGCCCATGTAGGGGTCGAGGATGCTGCCGCCGGGGGGAACCTTGGCTTTTTCGATACACCAGCGCATCAGCGGCACCGGCTTTTGCGTGGGGTGTGCAGCCTCCCCAAACGCTTCCATAGCGCGCCCTGTTGGCCCACGCGCATCTCGAAAAGCGTAAATGCCATACCCGCCTGACACCCAGGCTAATTCAGCGTCCGACAAAAAAGAGCCAAGCGCCGCATCGTTGCGCTTCAACCAAATCAAGGTTGTGCCGACCGGAAGCCTTGCGGCGTAATGGTTCCAACCCCAAAGCGTGACCACATCAGCCATTTTCAGCCACGGCGCAGGGTCAAATGGCTCGCGGTCACCCACGATGTGCCCCCCCCCATGCTTCGGAGTGTTTCTCCCGCCTGCCCCCCCCCCAATTCTTGCCGCGCTTTACCGATTGCGCGCCACCAGAAAAGCGGGTCGTGTCAGTATTCCACGCCATCCCATACGGCGGGTCACTAATCACCGCCGCTGGCCGATCCAGCCCCGGCGCAATCTCCCGGCAGTCGCCCAGATACAGCGTCGCCAGCCCAATCTTTTCAACGCGCATCACGCCTGCGCCTCCAGCGCCTGCAACGCTTCCGCCGCGTCTTGCTTGGTCGGAAACGGGTAGCCATGGAAGGCGCCCGCGTTCACCAGATACCACCAGCCGGAAATGCACTTGATCACGACTTGTCTCCCACGCCAAACATCCACGCCACCGCCACACCAACGCCGCCCCATATCGCGGTCAGAAACGCGGCCTCGACGAATTGCGCTATCATGCCCGCCACCTCAGCTTGTTCGGCTCGCCCAGGTCCTTATTCGTGCCGATGTAAGCCGCCGCGTAATGCTCCAGGCAATACGGCGAGGCGCAATGCTGCCCCTTGGCGCTGGCGATGACCGGCTCCGAACAGAAGCGCAGCGGTTCATCGTCGCCGCTTACCACCATCTTGCACTGCTTCCCCGAAAAGACCCGGCGTTGCTGCAACGTCTCCGGAGCAACGCCGGGCAAGTCAGGATCGGGCGGAGGAAAGGGCACCCGACCACCACGCGCAGAGGGAGACGCTGCGCTGGTTGTTGCGGCGCGCTGGACAGGGGATGTCCTCTTTTGTTGCGCGCCGCTCACCCTCGCACCACGCGGGGGTGAAGCCTTATTCTTTTCAATAATCAAGGTCGCCTTGGGTGGCAGGTCAAGGCTTGCAGCAATCCGCATGACGCGGCGCCACCCAATGCCGGTGACAGTCTTGATGTAGGTGACGGAATGCGTCGGCCACAACCGCCTGATGGTTTGGCGGTCTTCCTCAGTCTCGACCTTAATAGCGATTTCTGCCGCAAAGCGCGTATCGCGTGGCGACAATCCCTCGCGCCGCGCCTTGCCGATAATGGCGTTTTTGGTGAAGCCAAGCTCTGCGCCAATACGCGTGGCGCTGACGTTCGCTTTCCAAAGCTCGCGCAGGCGGGCAATAGTCTCAGGTGGCCATGGCTTCTTAGCTGGCACGGGCTGGCCTCCAGTGCAGGGCCGCATGTATTTGCTCGGCTGTCCACTTGCGACGCAACACATTATGAAGCCGCGCATGGTATTTAAAAGGAATACCCTGTGCGCGCCATTTTCCAACAGCGCTAGGCGTGGAACCCACCGCCAGCGCTGTCTTGGTCGGTCCACCTAAGCGGTTGACCAGGTCCTTGGGGTCTGTCATGGCGCCACCCTATGCCAGAAAAAATATCGCTGTCAAACGATAAAATATCTTGACGCGCGATTTTTTATCCGTATGGTTCCCCCATGCCCGGCGCTGGTGCCGATGGCCAAAAGAGGGAAGCACAATGCTCAAACTACTGCCA